CAAAAGTGCCTTCAAATACTCCGCCTTTAGGAAACTTCTCAAGATGCGCCTGTAGTTTTTCCATCTGTGAATTAACTTTTCCAAGGCTCTCCTCTACTGACGGTAAAGCTGTTTGTTTTTCGCCGAAGAAAAAATCAGACCAGAATTTAGCAGGCTCTATAAATAGAAATCTTAATGAGTCGCCGAGTAGTGAAGATTGACCAGCGCCTTTTTTAACTTCTTCTGTGAAGAACTTTATTCCCTTAGATAAAAGGTCTATTGTTTCCAGTACGTCTTTGTTTTGAATTACTGCGTTCCCTGTCTCTTCTTGCAAGTCACCGAAAGCATTTTTTAGCTGCTCTATTCTGCCTGCATAAGTATCGGCCTGAGCGGCTGCGCTCCCACCGAACTTAGAATTTAACGTTGCAAGAGCATTTGCAAATGTCTCGGCATCATTCTTGCCTTTAACTATTTCTATTCCAAACTTTTTAAATGAAGCAACTTCTCCATTGGCGGCCTTTCCGACCATCCTCATGGCCATTTCTAAATCTATTCCCATGGCAGCAGACAAATCGGCAGCAGCCCTAGTGCCTTCTTTTAATCCGCGCTCTGTGAGATTTGCCATTGATTGAAGTACGGCCATATTTTCAATTACAAAATCACCTTCAAACTTAGTTGTGTTTTGCAATTCAGCGGCAAACTTTTGTAGGCTCGCACTTGTACTTTCTACATCTAGACCAGAGATTTTAAGCGCGGTATTTAATTTATTAAGTGAACCTTCAGCAGCTTGCGCGGCTTTTATTCCATCGGTGACAAAAACATCAAACATCTTTTTGGCTACGTCTGCTACTTTTGAAATACCTTCACTGACCAAATTAGCAGCAAGTGAACCAGCGAAAACACTAAAAGCATTGGATGATTCTTTTGAAGTTTTCTTTACGGTGTCGCCAAGCTCGTCGGTCTTTTTAATTAGCTTAGTCAGAGCATCTAGGGCTTGTTTCTCCTCTAGCGAGATTTCGATTTTGACTTCATTTGCCATTCTTTATGATCCTTTATTTGCTGCTCTACTTTAAAATTATGCAAGATATTGGCTACTTCTACAAGCTTGTTAGGCGTATCAATAAGCGCCCCACCAAATGGATTTATCCCCTTAGAGAAAATTTCGCACATCATTGTAATGCTTGTCCAATTAACGAGCCTGAATTTCCCTACGCAAGTATAGTAGTTGAACTCATCGGTAGGGAATAAAATGTCCTTGCCGCTTGTCGTGCATCTTTGAATGTTTTTTATCTTGTCGTGGTTTTTCAATGTGACACATTTGAAGCAGTTCACTCGCTCCATGTGGTCTGACATAAGGGAAGATTTAATATGGAAATAATCCCAATTGGAAACCGAGCTTATTGCATCAATAATTTGCAAGAGCCTGTAGATTAAAGGACTTTCGGGGGATTCTTTTACTCTGCTTTTTTTTTACTTTCTTTGTGAACGATCTCAACGCCTTCAAGAACTTGCCCAGTAACAGGATTGATGATTTTAGACGGAACTCCCTGCACCATAGAATAGCAGGCGATGATTAATTTATTTGACAGCTCTAGATTTAGAAGGTCTTCTACGCACTCATCACTAAGGACGTTGTTTTCTAATTGAACAACATAAGGCGAGCCGTCTGCAAGAGTGACTCCCTCGATATTTTTTACAGCATATTTAAGACATTTATAAGTAGAATTTCTATTAGTGGGCTTTCCCTCAACCAACTTCGCATCACTAACAATGTCCTGTTTTTGATCCCATGATAAAGGAGATAGGTGAAATGTTATCTCACCTATCTTTACTTTTATTCTGTCCGTGATTTTATGAATAATCATTAAATGAATGTTAGAGTCATCTCGCTTTCTTCACCAGAAGTCCCAGCATCAGCGGTAAACTCTATCTCCTCAGTTAAAACACCCTCTAAATCTGCAACGGTGTTCGCGTTAGCTACGCAGTTAGGAAAATATACCGCCCAAATACTTCCTAAGTCAAATTCTCCTGCTGTGCTAGATGGGTTTGCTGCATACGCAAACAAAGAGAACGGAGTGTTGTTTTTGAACTTAGTAAAGTTGGCAACCGAAGAATCATCTAAATAAGGATTGATAGAGCCAGAAATTTTTCTCTTGCCTGTTTTTCTTCCTGAAATTCTACCGCTTTCTGAACAAGTAGAAGTAATGAACCCGTTCGAGTGTTCAATGTTAAATGCAAAGCTATTTAGGTTAACAGCCGATCCATCAATATGAACACAGGCAGAAAGAATTAGAGGAGGAACTTCGTTGTCATAGTCAGGAGTATGAGGAGCTGATCCGTCGATGCGGTCAAAATCCATACCTGAGCCTGAGAAATTAAATTGAGCAATTCCGCCTGTCTCAAAACCTTCTAGGGCCATTGACTCAGGTCTGCATCCAATTCCTTTCTCAAGGATTTGATCACCGTGGTAAAGAGAAACTGAAAGCGGTTTAAAATCGCTTGGAGTATTTGATGGCTTGTAGGCAACAAATTTTGCTATCTCTACGCCGTTAGTGAAAGCTCCTGCGCCTGCAACTAAAAGTTCAATGCTAGTGTTTGTTACAACTGCAACGATTGGTGAGATGTGATGAGCACCTGACTCTAAAACACAAACAATATCACCAACACTCAATCCTGTAGTGCTTGATAGATTAATCACTGTAGAAGTGTGAGATGTTCCACTTGTTACTCTTGCCGCTAAAGTATTCTTTGAGCCTAGCATATTTTTAAGAAGTAAATCATAGTCAGTCACAGCGCCTTCGGTGCCCGAGCCTCTTGCTTCTACGTTAAGCTGAAATTCCACTGATCTTTGTCCTACTCGCGGGCGAGCTTGACCGAAGCCTGTGGTGAGTATTGTGCGTTCTTTTAACTCTTTGGCTCCATTGATAGAGTAGCCACCTTCAATTGGCTGAATGTAGTCGGTAGCAGCAGCAGGAGCAACATAAGTTCCTTCTGTAGTTTCTTCTTTTACTGCAATCTTGGTTAATTCTTTACTAACACCTATAGTCATAAATCTCTCCGATATCTAACGGTTAAGTCCATTCTTAGCGCGATCACTTTATGCTCTTCCAAAATTTCTGGTGCTTCATATCCTGAAAGTGTAATCAATAAAATTATCGACGGCACTCCCACCTTTGTTAGCACAAGATCGTGAGTAAGTTCATCCATTTTATTGTAGAGTTCTTTTACCTTGGTTTGCAAGTCCATATCTGATTTTGGATCATTTCTATAATCGGTTGTCAGAACAATTTGAAAGGTCTGATTAACAGTAACCGAGCGAGTGACTCCGCTTTGGCTCTCTATTTCTTGAGGTATCACACCATAGCGGTTTGTGTTGCCTTTGTAGTCATTTTTCTCAATATCGTAATAGAATCTTAGTGGCGAGAAATCGGTAAGGACTGCTGCTAATCTGTCTTCTATGCCTGTAGTTATTTGTTCAACTAAGTTCATACTCTCACTATTAAGCCAGATTTGAATGATTCTTTTTCATCCGCATCTTGCTTTCCATCATCATTTGCATCGAGAGACAAAAAGAAAACTCTGTAAGCATTGTTATATCGCTTCAAGTAATCTTCAAACTTTTGCCAATATTTATCATCTGTAGAATCGCTTAGGTTGAAATAGATTTGCGATAAGGCGAAATATTTAGATGCTTCACTTAACTGCGAAAAGTCCAATAGATCGAACACAGTAAGATCATTAAAAGTGGAGCCATTATAAGTGCCTCTTCCTTCATTTCTTAACCTCTGCACAATTTCATTTCTAGCGGCCTGATGAAAAGGAATAAAGCTAGTGTATCCTGTGGGGTAAAAATCTGCATCAAGTAAATGTGGCTCCATTTCCTTAATCATGATGTCATCGCTTAGTAGTAAATTTATTCCTAGAAAAGTAACCGCGCTCGTAGAGGTGCCAACTGAAACTCTGTACCAATAAAGCTCAACCGAATTAATAGTCGTCTCTGCTTCGTTAGTTTGGTTTCTGTCCCATTTCACCCATCCATTTCTAGTAAACCCAATGGTCCCGTCATCTAAGTTTGTTACAGAGGTAAATGCTGAGCCGTTGTAATATTCTAGCGCAAACGTTCTTGTGCCTGTGCTGACAGTGCTCATGCCGACATAGATCGCATTGATTGGTTTTTTGTAACCAACATAAAGAAAATCAGTATTAAGCAAAGTTATTGCTTGCGTCTCATCGACGTAGTTTTCTAGCTTCTTAGAATAATTTGTGGTGTTATGATATATCTTAAGCATTATTGAAACTCCGCTTGGGCTTGAGCAAAAGTTGAAACAAAAGTAACCGCACCAGTAGCTAGTTCAGGCGCTACCCCTGCAGGTATTTCCCATGATTTTAGAATTAAAGCCTCTAAGTTATTCTCATAAGCAGATTGATTGACCCATCCACCTACGGCGAGGATAGATTTTTGTGTTCTGTGATTGTAATAGACAGAGATAACTTCCCAATAAGTAGCTACCGCTCCGTTATCTTCTCTTGTAATTGATTTTTCCCAAGCCATGTTACCACTTACCTTTAGGGCATTTCTCTGACTTCAGCCCTGCTTTTAAAGCTATAAAGCAACCACATTCTGAGCAGCGGTTATCTTGTAAAAATTTGCAACCATTACACAAGTCTACTCTGTGTTGAACTTCGCTACCACTAGCTATCACCTGACCAGTTTTAAGTGCCTGAGTAATCACATTAAACAGGCTAATGCTCACGTTTGAAGCCTGTTCTGCGAGCGATGGGAATTTGCAAGCCTTACAGCCCACTAATTGCCTCTTTTCTTTTTGCTATCTCAGCTCTAATCACTTTAAGGTGAGATGCTAAAGGATAAATTTTATCTATGATAATCGCCTCATCTTTCAATAATACTTCTAGCGGTGCCTCTTCTATTTTTAAAACAGGCGGATTAAATAGCGCGTCTAGTTTTTCATGAGTAGGAACGCCTTCCATTTTATTAACAGCTTTTCCATTCTCAAAAGCGTAAAACGTAGGAAATCTTTCAATAGGAAACTCTTCATTGATCGAGTCAGGAACTTGCCCTAGAGCATACATTGCTTTCTCGTTGCCCTCATAAGATTCAAAAATAGGCTTAGCTTTATCACAAAACGAACAGCCCGATTCTCTATAAAACATTACGATAACTTTTTTCCCTGCGATTGATTCGTGAAAATTACTCTCGTTCAAGATCATATTCTTATCCAATTTGTATTATTTGAAACTACTGACATCTGACTTCCTGCCGCGATAGTTAAGACTCCGCTCGCATTGCCATCAATCGTCTGGCCGCTCGTAGTGTTCATAGTTATTGTTCCAGCGCCTGTATTTTTTATCTCATACCTTTTACCATTGTTCAAAGGTGCGCTAGGCAAAGTAATGGCGAAGCTATTTGCCGTACAATTCACCACATCATCAATAGATAAAAGCGTGTAGTTAGCTGTTTTCTCAGTGTAATTTAATCCTCGCTCTAGTGAATGAGCATACCAGTGAGCGCCATTTGAGTAAGTGCCTATACAACTAATTGCACCTTCACAAACGTTGGTATCTCCATTCCAAGCACACCCAGCGCCTTCGCAAGAAGACTGATCGCCAAAGGCAGGGCAATCTCTCCATGTGCATCCTGTTTGCGCATTACATGGGCTTGATGTTACAAAAACAGAGCACTGAAAAGTAATGTTTTGATTATGAAGTAAAACTTTATCACCCTTTTTAAGCAGCGGCAGATTTGTATATTGAAAGATCGGCTGGCCTGATTGGCCGACGATGTTCACGGTCCCAGTTTCGCCAACGTGGATAATACTATAAACTCTTCCTGTTCCGCTTCTGTTCGCATTTGTAGTCGTCGGCAGGGTAACAGTAACCCCCGTAGTCCAAGTGCATCCACTCTGAGCATTACAAGTTACAGAGCCATCATCTGTTAAATTACTGCACGCTGCGGTTCCATTGCAAGTTGCTCCAAAAGTTCCTGTACAATTCCCAGTTGCAAAATTCCCAGAACAAAGATCCCCGGAGCATGAAGTATCGTATTGCCCAGCGCAAGTAGATGCCTCGTCATAAACGCCTACGCAAAGACTATTACCACTATCCCACGAGCAGCCCGTATGACCTGATTCACAAGTTGATTGATCAGTTGCATCGAAAGCAGAACAAGCCGCTCCCGTCCAGCTACATCCTGCATTTCCTTCACAAGTTGCTTGGCTGTTTCCATTGAAATTTGCGCAGTCTGAAAAATTCCAAGTACATCCCGAAATTGCTTCACATCCACCTTGATCTGTTTGACCTGGGCAGGTTGAAGTATCCCAGGCACAATTTCCGCCGTAAGCATCATCTTGATTTTCACAAGTTGATTGGTCGGTATTGTTTGCGCTTGAACACGAAGTTTCTTCCCAAGTACATCCAGCGCCCTGACCCGTACAGGTGCCAGAGTCGGTGCCAGTAGCGCCTCCGCAAGAATCGCCCGCATACCAAGTACATCCGACCGCAGTATTAGCATTGCAATTTGCTTCGTTTAGCACTGAGCAAGTCACCGCAGGAGTTCCGGCGCAAATATTCGCATTGCTCGGATCAACATAAACAAAGGTCTCAGTTTCTGCTAAAGTGTACGAGCTATCTGTTACCAATCTCCCCTTAGCCGCAAATGAGCCATAGGTTGATAGAGTGGTTTGTACGGAAGTATCTCCGCTTCCAGCTGTTACTTTAGATGTATGAAAACCACTACCCGAAACATAAAGACCACCGCTATAGAATTGCCCCACTAGGTTAGTTGATTCGATCCCCGAGCCAATTTCAAAATTAATTGTCTGAGAGCTTCCCGCCGACCTAATTGATATAAGTCCGTTATCTTGCGCAGTTATCCCCGATTGAATTGTTGACCCAAATCTAAAAGTAAGATGTGTCCTGGTCCCAGACGTATTTGTTATATCTAGATTTTGAAGTGTGCTAATGGTTGATGAGTTACTCGCCGTTATTTTATGAAACCCCGTGACAGTAAAAAGCCCGATGTTTGTTCCGTCAGAGACTTGATTCTGATATGCAATGGAATCTGAATAAGCGGCACCATTTACAGATGATTGTAGTTTCCATTGAGCTATCGGGCTCACCGATGCAGTTATTGGCAACGTGTAAGCTCGATAGTCTACCGATTGACTGCCTGCTACTGAATTTGTTTTCCAGCCTCTGCCACTCCATTGAGTAGCAGGAGAAACTTGTATTCTTGCACCCGTCAAAGCCGCAGTTGTATTTTCTAAAACGTGAGCAGAAAGAGTTGTCGCAGCGAGTGCGTTTATAGTGCTAGATAATTTGTCGGTAGTTTTATTATAGGTTAAACCAGCATCACCGCCAAAAGCTCCGCTATCATTAAATTGAATTTGAGTATTTGAGCCAGCAGGAGTTGCGCCCGCTCCTGTGTTATCTAGGTTCCCAGTGAATGGATTAAAAGCATAACCCACTTAAACTGTCCTTGTTACTGAAGATAAAATTGATCTTGCGCTTGTCGTGTAAACAACAACTACGGTCGCAACAGTTGTTCCTCCTGCGCCGCCTGTTTTATATGTATAGGTTTCTGTCGTGTCCCCTGCGCTTAATGCCATTGAGAGATAATCGTAAGTCACCCCCGCAAGTAATCCCTCTTCGATTGATGTTACTTTTACTTTTCGCGCATATGAAGCAGTCGACAATTGTTCAAATGATAAATAGTCTTTGTCTTCTAATGTATGACTCATCTAGGCCTCTTCATTAGGTCATCGAAATACCAGCAGACCCAAACATTTCCATCTTTCACTGGCACAGAATAATCGAACCAAGTGCCTCGCTTAGAATTATTTTCCATTTGTTTGATTATCATTTCCTCTTTTGATTTTGCTTCTAAGAATACTCTGACTGTGGTTAAAGTGCTCATGCTGGCAATCTCCCAGCTAAATAGCTGTGCATATTAGCAAGATCGCCTGCGCTCAATTCTGAGTTAAATATTAAACACTCACTAACATACATATGAGTCGGATCACCGCCTGTGATGTAAGCGCCTAGGCAAAATCCTGCAAGTGCTCTAGTTCCCGGGTTATCCGTGCCGATGAGTGTACCGTTCTTATAATGCTTAGAGCTTGCACCATTAAAGACAATTGCTGAATATGCAAATGAGTTTAGCGTATAAGCTGAGCCCAAAACACTTGCGCCAGCGTTTAAATAAAATGTGTCAGTGCCAGCATCTTCTAGAAAGAAAGAACCAACTCCTGCTTGGTTAGTATTGAAAACAATTGAAGCATTGTTCACGCCTGTTCTTGGTGCCCATGTTAAAAAAATAGTATAAGGCACTGTATCGCTTGGCTGAGTTGTCGATGTAATAAGAAAATCAGGCCCAAGCTCGTCAAATTCGATAACAGGCCTACTGAATGAACTTGTGTTATAAGTAGGTCTATTAGCACCAGTGTTCTGCTCTAGTGATCTGCTGTTTCCAGATTGATCTTGCCAAGTTTTCACATGATCGCTATGCCCAGCTCCGGCATTAGATGGGTTTAAAACTCCCGCATCAGATTTCCACCACGCAAGTAATCCACTCACATCGCTCGGTGAGAATATCGATGATGATGGCGTAAATAGTGTCGGTATAATTAGCTTCAATTAAAATGCCCAATAGTAAACGTCATCTGATCCCTTAACAAGAACATCATTAAATGAATCACATGGGAAAAATCTCTCAGTCCCAGCAGCAACGTTAATGCCTTCTGCTTGACCAGCAGCAATCACTTCTACAGTAGCGTCACCCGTTCTCACTTGAATCCAGATGCCTTGCTGTAATTGTTTTTCGCTTGCTGAAATAACTGCTGCTGTGCCAGTCGCAGTCACTTTTCCAGATAGTGGTTTGTGAGTAAATTCTGCCATAAGACCTCATGTAAAAAAGGGAGAGCCGAAGCCCTCCCCTAAATTAATTAGTTAGTAGAATCTACTTTCACGCAGCGTTTACCACCGTCAAGAACTTTTGCACCAAAGATATAGTCGAGAGAATATCTCATACCGATGTTTGCAAGGTCTTTGTCGAAATCAAGCTCAATTGGCTGAGAGAAAGCATAACCAACTGCGCTTGGGTGATAAGCAAGAATGTAATCAGTAACAGAAGTGTGAACAAGAACTTTCATCCCATAAACGCTTCCGATCTCACCAGCAGTGATAGGCATGTTGCTGCCGTATCTTTCTGCCTGAATAAAATCTGCGAGCGCTAACATTTCGGCTTCCTTCTCAGGACCGACAAGAAGGTAAGACTCTTTAGGATTTACGTTCTGAGTAAGAAGTAATTTGCGAGCGGCAAGGATGTCGCCTTTAGCGATAACATCATTTGCAGTGTCGATGAAGTTAATTTGGTGATCTGGCCCAGAAGCACTAGCAAGTTCAAGTTGAGCAATGATTTTAGCATCAAGGTCAAGAGCAAGAGCTTTAGTAGCTTTCATAACAGCATCAGAAACAACATCAACAACTGAGTGCTTGGCTGCAATCTTCTCAAGTAAGAACTGAACTGTTCTGTGTGAGAAAGTGATAGTGTCAGCAGCATAGGTGATGATCTGTGCTTCGACTGCGGTATTTTCGGATTTGTCACCAACGGTAAATCCGCCCGAGCGCGGGAGTTTGATGCTTGAAGCACCAGCAACCGCAAGGGCACTGTAATCAGTTACAGTAGGAAGTAGAACTGAGTTCTGGATAAGAAAAGTTTGAGCAATTTTAGAAATGTTAGCAAGAGCAGCAGCAGAAGTTTCTGTTACGCCCATTAAAGCATCAGCCATGATATTCTCCTTTTAGAGTAATTGTTTAAAACTATTTTTCATTTCAGCTTCCCTTTCATTGGAAGTCATTTGTGCAAATGATTTAGCTGAACTCGTTGAAGGTTTTCCGTCAGTGCTTGTCGGGATTTTCTTTTCCCCAAACATCCAAGGTTTCTTCTCTCTAACAGATGCTACGAAGTTTTGAACAGAATCTTTTAGCACAGTAAGATTTTCCTCATCGTACTGAATAGCGCTAACTTCATCTAGCTTCAAAAGATCGCCAACGTCATGAGCGTCCTTGGCAAGCTCCGCGAGCATAGCTCTAGCTTGTGTTTTAAGAAGTGATTTCTCTCGATCTTTTAGTTTCTTTTCGATCTCAAGTTTTTCTTTCTTCTCCTGCTCTAGCAGTTGTTGAAAGTTCCCTTCTTTTTCAAGCCTTTGCTTTTCGATCCCAGTCTTCTCGGTGTAGGCCGATTGATACTTCGCTTTCCAATCCTTCGATTCAGTCAGCAATCTCTCATTTGAAGACTTGAGAGCTTTAAGCTCTTCCATTACCTTCTCAATTTCAACTGTGTTCGAGCCTTCGCTCTGAGTTTCTACGTTCGTAGAATTTTCCATTTGCTTCCCCTTAATTATTTTGCTTCTTGACAACTCTGTCAATAGCCTTAGTTACAAATTCTTTAATCGCCTTTACAATGTCTGATCGAAAGCGTTCACTACCTTGTTTTGGAAGTAATCGCCTAATGATCTTGCTTTTACCTGCGCCATCTATGTCATGGTATTTTGCTATGGGTGAAGTGAACTCGACAACTAATTTCTCACTATCAACTTTTACTTCTAGCGAGTCGAGCATATCACCTGTCACCGTCATATCAACAGGAGCCTTCTTTCCTTTAAGTTCCGCGTATGAGTTAGAATATTGCTTAAACTTTTTCCCTGCTACAGGCGAGATGCCATGATAAATAGTTTCTTGAAGCAGATTCTTAAACGCATCTGCATTTTCTTTGTTAGCAAATTCTTTCTGAACCTCTTTAAATGTCTCGCCGAATCTAAGATTCTTCTTGATCTTCAATTGCATTTAGAATCAACTCCTTTGCTTTTTGAATTATCGGTTTAAAGAATGTTTGATCCGATTCCGGAATAAATTGTCTCTTCGGCATGGTGAAATCTTTTGTTATTTTCGCACCGGTGTTGTGTGCAAAAGCCTTTTCAGTTTCACCATTTCCAAATATTCCAACTTTGATCCCTCCCTTTACTGATTGCCATTCAAGAACTGAACGCATATCACCTGTTAAATATAACTGCGATGGCTCACCGTCTGACTTTGGTTTAAATGCTTTTCCTGTTACGGGTGACATTGAATCGTCTAAAAAGCTTTCAATCTCTTCCAATAATAGATCGCCGACCATTTCCTTAATGTCTTCTTTTTGATCCGCAGGCAGCTTTGAGAACTCAGGAACTAGATCAGCTATCTGAAGATTGTACGTCACTTCCGACTTGTTTATTGGCACTGATAAACTCCATTTCTTTATCTGTTTCGCTTTCTAATTTTTCCTTAAGCGATTCGACAACATCTTTGCCCTTGGCTTTTATCTCTGCAATTCTCTTGATTGCATCCTTGTCACTCACATTTGGATCAAGCGCCTGTAGAATTTCATGCGCCTCTATGATGCCAAGGTCTAGCTTTACTTTAGAGTTTTCTAGAATTTCTTTCTCGCTCATCATTGGATTAGGCTTGTAGTATTTAACCATGAGCGAGGCAGACTTAAATGAGTATTGGCTTTTTTGCTCAGAGAATTTCTTAACGAGTAAATATAAATCTTTTTCTACCTGAGAATAAATTTCTTGATTGGCTTCGATAACTTCGTTAGTGTCCGCTTGCGCCAACATCCTGTCTAGTCCGCTTGTGAACTTTTGAACATCGCCCTTGATAGACGAGACGGTAATTTGATGCTCATCTAATATCGCACTAACGTATGAGTAAAAGACATTTAGAGCGTTAGCTAGATCAGGAGTTGGCGTGATGTAATCCGCTTCAGTAGCAGGAGAGTCTTTGTCAATCTGAGGCAATTTAAGAAAAGTCATCATGCCCTGCTGAACTATATCAGGCATCTTTTGTGACTCAGGATATTTAATTACTAATTGGCCAAATGCCTGAGCGTTCATTCCTGTAATGATCGTTGATAGCATTGTATTAAGCGCGACTGTTTGATTGGCTAAATTGTTCAGCGCTGGCCTATCCTGCTCGTCGCCCTCTTGTGAGAACATGGCAGGAATCATTCCGAGTGGGTTTACATTTGTTTGATTGCCTTCGATCGGCTCATAGTCAAAATCCAATTGATCTCGATTAAGTTTTACATTAACTAGAACGTGATGATCTTTTGACCACATTCCGACAAGTGTACTCTTTCTATCTTCTGGTGCGCCTTGAAAAGCATCGCGCTTACCATCGCCCTCAATTCTCACGGCGCTTGATTCTGTCTCGCCAAAAAAGACTAGGAAGACTTCTGTTTCGCCCCTATGGTTTACTCTGCGCTTAAATTGATTTGGTCTTAGCGCTCTAAGAATAATCTTTTGCTTCTTTTCTGCGGTCTCATAGTAATTAAACCAAACGCATGAGTATTTAAAAAAGTTATAGTAAGCATCATGAGTTCTTAGAACTTTCAGCGCATCAATCTCTTCCATTAAGTCTTGATATGTATTTGTCTCAACTTCTTTGTCTAATACGCGAATAGGGTTTTTCTTGTATGCCTGTGATCTTTTGTGCGTGATCTTTTTAGCCAAGTTAATATCGGTCGCAGTAAATGAGGCGTATGTTTTTGGGTAAATTCTTTGCAGGTCAGCGCTCACGAAATGATTAAGATTGCCCCTAAGTATTTTCCATTGAGAGTCGATTGATCTTCTGTACCTATCTTCCTCGGGCGAGAAAGCTTCCTGTAAAAGTTTCTGAACAACATTTCTATCGAGTAAGTTAATCATGATATTTCGATCCCTGATATTGTTTTAGCGCCGTTTAAAATTCCATAGCGTAATGCGTCGACTCCATCATCATCTATCTTCTCGGGATTCTCATTCTGCACAACCCCGTCTTTCACCACATAACGATAACGCTTAAGCCCATCTATCGTTAGTTCACAGTTCTTTGAGATAAAAAATCTGACGACTTCGTTACTATTCTGAATGTAGGAGCGAATAATGGCAACCGTTTTTAAAACCTTTAACCGACTAGACTGGATTCTTATTTGATGATTTTCCCAAAACCAGCGCACGTTGCTTATTCCCAATTGCTCACGCTCTTGATTCCCTGCCACATCGCAGACCCATTTTACATTTTGTAAATTGTGTTGCTCGATCTTTTGTTTGATTAGTTGATAGAGTTTATCAAGAGTTAGTTTTGATTTAATGATCTCATCGAACTGATAGAAAATATCTCGCGCCCGATCGTACTGCAAGAACACAACTGCCATCGGGTGGGCAAACCCCCAGTCAATTGAGATGATCGTTTCTAATTTGTTTAAAGGTGAATAACTATCAATAATATTTTTTTCTGAGAAATTATCATACACAGCATGAAGTGGTGGCGTGTCCCAATCAATCTCATACATAGATCGGAAAGTTTTCAGATCAAGCGCCTCCCTCATCTTTAGGATTTCTTCTTTGTCTATGTAGGGATTTTCTATCGTCGCCCATTCCCATATCTTACTATTGGGAAAATGTTTTTCCTTAAAGTGTTTATAAACCCAATGATTTTTAGGGTTAATTAACTGAGGGCCTAAAGATCCGTCTATTGTGATTGAGCCTTTTGTGTCGGTCGTTCTTGCAAGTGATTCTAAAAATACTTCTTCTTTTACCTGAAAGACTTCTGTTATGTGAATGTGGTGAACCTTAAGACCTTCCATCCTGGAAATCTTTTCGGCGCTAATGCCATAGATAATTGTCTCGCCATCATTGCAAACAATTTTATTTGCTGATGGTACAAATTCTTTTATCCATGGCGCTGCGAATTTTATGAATTTAGGCCAGACGAGCTTTTGCAACATTTGATGAGTTGGTGCGATAATGACAATTAAATACGGATCGACTCCGTTGCTGATGTAGTTTGGTTTTTCTTCTATCTTAAGACAAGTATCAACGTAAGCTACTTCACTCTTTGATCCGCGCTTTCCTGCAAACATTAATCTATAGCGGTAATCGTGTCGTGCTTTTAAAACTTCTTTTTGAATCGCCCAAGGTCGCCAACGGATTTCACTCATCCATTCCTTCAATGATTAATCTTTTGGCTGTGACGGTGTGGTCTATTTGCGATTTGTCAGAATAGATGTGCGGAAACCTTCTAGCCAATGCTCCCATCAAGCAATAAGAATCAATCTTTCTTGAGTCGATTCCTTTTACTTCCTGCCCTGAGATTTTCACAGCAAGCCTTGTTTCCATAAAGTCTAAGGTCTTGCTTACTGCGATTTCTTTTGCCTCTTTCCACTCAGGTATTCTTTTCTCCCAGTCATACATAGTTGATAGCCCTACATAGACTTTAAACTTGTCCCAAATGATTGCAGGAAATGAGTCATAGCTTTTACTTCTTGCCATGTGATCAATGAGCATTTCACAAAATTCTGGCTTGTATTTGTCTGTATTTATAAAGACCTTCCGATTTGGTGCATATAGTTAGTTTAGTTTCACTTGTTCGTCTGTGTCAAATTTAATAAGTCTTTCAGGGCTTCTGACCTGATAACTCCCTTAGCTTTTAGCTCTAGACCAAAGTTATCTATCTTATCAGTTGTGTTAAAATCAAAATCCTTTCTTCTAATTAACGGGTGCTTAAAGTGTTTTTTCCAATCCACCTTGTGGTGAGGTCTATTAAACCTCATCACCGTCTCAGCATACTGAGGCCAAATCTCCTCAAGTGTTCGGGCTTTAAGAACTTTTTTTTCATGGGCATTCCCTTTATAAAGTTCTGTCTGGTTGCCGCCCTTCATCTTTGCAACTGTGCTGGTCTTATCTACCATAAAGGCATTAAATAGAAGAGTACAAAGCCCTGCGTCTAAAACTTGTAGGCACAGGTCAACGTCTTCATTATATTTTAATCTCCACCTATGGGGCATTTCGTTAAGCATAAGCATTGCAGAATAGGCGTGAACGTTTAAAAAGAAGGGTTTTTTTGTTTCGTTTGTAACAAACATAAGATAATTAAAAGCCGTTATTCCTACGTTCATATAGCGGTCGGTGAAATCCTCTAGTGCTTGAATTGCTATTAGTCCGTTGCATGGGATTCTTTTTCCATGATTTAACCTTCTTATCTGTCTTATATTATCATCAAAGACCCAATGTCTTTTTGCCCCCAAGGAAATAGAGTGTTCCCAAGCAAAGTTTCTAGCAGGGTAGCTTCCTACTCCGAGATTTGAAAAAGGCAGCTTTAAGACATACTGTGTTCCAAGTGACTCACAGTATTTTTCATACTCCTGAGGCTCTACAAGTATTTTGAAGTTAATCCCATCTTTAATAAAAAACCTTGCCGTCAACGGATTTTCCCATCTTCCCTTAGAGACAATATATATTGGGTATTTATTCATATTTTACAGAGGCTAAATCATCCCTATCCGTATATGGAAAAGTAGTGCTCCATGCATTACCTTGTTTCTTTTTGAATTGAAGTTCATGAAGGTTTGCAAACTCTTCCCTTGTGGCTTCGTGTTCAAAGTGAATTATTATTTTAAAGGTGTCCGTTTTTGATTCAAACTCGGGCATCCCAACCCACTCAGAGTTTTCATCTCCTGTATTTACTTCTTCCAGTTTAAGAAAATCAGCAAGTTCATAGTCTTTAAAACCCCAGTCCTTTAGGTCTTCAACCTCGAATTGATTTGCCAAAATATCAAAATCCCATTGCCCCGCTACATTTTTATTCATGCGAATAATTACTGCCTCTTCTTGTTTTGGTGTAAGCGTGCGATCAGGAACCATACAAAGAACTTCTTGAGCTCCTTCAATTTCTAGTTTTTTAAATCTTGCGTGACCTGAGAGAATGGTGCCATCAGTATTTATATTAATGGGTTGAGCAAAGCCTATCTCATCAAACGATTCACCTAATTGATTTAATCCTAACTCTGTTATAATTCTAGGGTTTTTGTCGTAAGGTTTTAGCTCAAATAATTTCTTTGTGGTCGGTGTCCACTGAATCCTTTTTTCCATCTTCCTTTTCCTTGATTATTTTAAATTCCATTCCTGCTTGAATACCCATTCTTAGAAATGCGGTAGAGCTTTTTTTAATCCCATCAACTGAATAAGTTTGAATTGTAAGCTCATCACCTGAAGGCCAGTGAATTATTTTAAATGTTTGTGGTTTGCGTTTGTTGATTCCGAAAATTAATGCCATGCTATTCCTTGCAATGTTATTTAAAGATTATTCAAGCGCTCTTTCAATTCGTCAAGCGATCTTATCAGCCAGTAATTGCCGCCATGCATTTCAATATTTTTCTGAAATTCTTTTTGTGATTGTGACTGAGTTCCTGTTTTAGTTTTAAATTCTATCCAAACGTGCTTGCCATCTTTTGAGGCAAAGGCATCTGCTACGCCATTAATTTGAAATGGTTTTGCCCTTCTATACCTTCCATTGGCAAAAAGGGTCTGATCCTTGAATTTAAAAGCGAACCACTTTTTAGCGGTTAGGTATTGGAGGCAGGCTTGCTCGATTTGGTCTTCTGTGAGTTTTTGCACAGACTAATGCTGCCACTAGCGTACTGAAAAAGTAAAGTGTTAAAAAGTTGATTAGTATTTAACCCCGACCTTTCTAGTGCTTCCTCTAGTAGCTCAGAACAAACTCGAATATTACAAGCTTTATCTTTTATGATTTTAGTTTTCTTCATTTATCCTCCACATAAGCAAGGGCCATTTCAGCGCCTAGTTCTAAAAGGTCCATTATTAAAAGTGTTAAAGCCACTTCATCTTCAGCTATTATTATTCCATGATTTCTTATTGCTAAGTAATAAGTCGTTTTCATTTCTATTCCTCCAAATCTAAATCACAAGCCAGTGCGATTAATTTTTCATAAGTCTTATCATCAACATCATACTCGGGAATAACTTCATCAACAAAAACCGCTCTTATACCTCTGTTTCCATCAGCATCAGCGCCATAACTACTATCAACGTAATAAGTTATTTCACAATCAACGCTAACCTCTTCTCCTTCATCGTTTACATAGGAAAGTGTTTTGTTTGTTTTCATTTTTTACTCCCACACGCCATGACTAGCGCAATTATCCAGCCAATTGCAGTCCACCCCAAAATTAAGTTCAAAATAAAAATTCCGCCCTGATTGTGATGCCCTCTTGAATTTGCAATCATAAAAGGTAAAAAATAAAAAATAATTCCAAACAAGACTAAAATTAAGTACGCTGCGCTCATTTTAACCCCTCAATCCTTTCGGCTTTGTTTATTTTGGCTATTGCCAATCTTATTAATGCTATCGACTCATCCATTATCTCAACCGATTCCTGCTTGTTAAAAACTAGCGCTTTGTAGTCACTGGCTAATTCAAAAGCCACTCCTAAAAGCTCTTGCACCCGAATGTTATCTTCCATAACTAGCTCAACTATTTTTTCAACGCTTTCATTTTTCATTTTTAACTCCTTAAAAACATATTACTATGATTTACATTTTTTGTAAATATAATATTTCTTAAGGTGAAGCTTTAAAATCGGTTTTGGCGGCTAATGTGTCTGATTTCGCCTATTTAGGATATAGTCCCTCTTTGCGTCATAGTCTTTAAAATATTTAGGGCCAGCAATAAAATTACATCTTGGGCAAGAAAGGCACAGGTTAGAATATTCATTTGTGCCGCCTGCACTAAGAGGTTTTATGTGCTCAATGTGATAGTTTTGCAGTAACTCAGTAAAACAATAAGCACACTTCCCTTCTTGATTTTTCATAAGTGTATGAATTATTTTTTTACCTATTCTTATTTTTCTATGGCTCCCAACAACAAGTCGCCTTTCTGCTTTCTCCATGTTGTACATAATTAAATCGCTTTCGCTGATACAACAAAAATGTTCACCATCTCTTACAAAACAACTTGCATCGCAAACTGGGCATACGGCATCGCACAGGAAGTAATCGCCGTATTGCGATACTCTTGTTATTATAACGGTGCGCAAAATGTTACTCATGGAATCTATGTACTACGCCTTTTTTGGTTTTAAAAGCTTTTTTAAAAAGAACATATAATTTCTCTACTTCTTGGTTCAAAACGCTAAAAACAGGGTTTTTGTTATCGTGGAGGGTGTATAAATTTTATACAGCCCATGTCTTTTTAATAAGTTATAACACAGTGCTATTAAAAATGCTTGCGCCACTTAAATCCATCAAACCAATATCCACGGCTTAGCAGCTCATCCTTAAGATTATAGGCTAAAACAAAAGCTCCAAGCCCAATGGTGCCCTTTTCAATGTGGTGTGCCCTGCATAGGCACCAAATATTTTCTTCAACATCTTTATCGGGGTCGCCTGCATAATTTAAAATATGGTCGCCCTCGCCCGAACGAAAACAAACTATACAAGGCAAGCCCCTAAATTTTTCCGCTAACTGTTTATTTCGCATTGTATTGCCTGAATAAATTTTTCTTGATCGTAGTGTGGTGTTTTTAATTTTAAATTACTTTTGCAATCAGTATAGGTTTTATGCAACTCAATTTGTAGCTCACCAACCATTTCATCAAAGTTTTTTATCTCTTTTTTAGCAACTAGCCTTAAAAGTTTTTGACACAATTCAAGCTGGCCATAAGCATAAGCGCCTTTAATTTCTTTTGTGAAAACATCCTTCGTCATCTTGATGCGGTCAAACTGTTTGTAGTAAATCCTATTCGTGCTTGCTAGATATTCATTCATTTTTAAACCTCACAAAATCAGTCCAGTCACACCTGTGCCTTTCTTCAAACTTGTTAATATTATTTCTTACCGATAAAACCTGACTGTGCTTTTCAAAGAAATCAACAAGCTTTTTATCAGCGTGTGAAAGTGAATTATATTTTCTCTTGGCCTCACACTCTACACACTCGTGATTTATTTCCTCGCACCAGCAAATCACAAAAGCCCCAATATCTTTGCGCTCTCTTGTGCTGGCTTGTCTAGCTCTAGCTTTGAAAGCCTTAGTTCATTAACCCACAACTCGCCCATGTTAATTGGTATTTTATATTTATCGCAAAGTTGTTTTAATCTGCCTCTGTCCAGTGGTCTTTTTTTCTCTTGATACTTGTTTGGTTTTTCCATATTTGCACTCCTGTGGTTTCTGAATTGCTGTCTTTTCTTATTTGCGACAAAAGCGACTCAATAAATTTAGCCGAAACTTTCATATCTTCAGTGTAAACTCCAAGCTGTTTATCATAGCGCAGCTCCCAGAATGTTTGATTAAAGTCTGGGTAATATCTTGCCTTATCAATGTGTAAAAAAGCCCTCGGCGGTGAGCATTTAAACAGAGTTGATAAAACATAAACATAAGCTGCCGTGTTTGTTATTGTGGAATTTCCTCTTACGTCTTCGCCTGTAATTAATTGTTGATGTGGATTAATTCCTTTGACCGTGTGACAAACAACCATGAAAGATAAATCATGATAGCCAGCAAATTCTCTTATCTTTTCCGCTGCCTTTCCCTGCATATCTATTCTTAATCGTCCCAAAAAACTTGTAGTGAAGTTGTCCAAGATCACAAACTCAATCGCGTTTTCTTTAACTGTCTCTTCAAGCCTAGCGAGAAATGAATCAAGGGCTTTTGTCTCTTCTTGCCAGTCTAAAATTGAAGTGTATAAAAGTTTGCCTAAATGCTCTTTGGCTCTTTCTTCTCCTAGGGTTGCCACAACTATTTCAGCAACTGGCTTTTTATATATGTGGGTTTTTTCTTCTGATAAAATAATTAGCGTCTTAACATTTTGCAGAGCCGCTTGATAAAGAATACTTTTAACAAAAGCAGACTTCCCGTTCCCTTTAGGGCCAATTATCGTAGTGAGTTCTCCCTTCGGTGCAACACCCACTCCATCTAGTGAATCTAAATTCGACTTGAAAAGTTTAATTGATGAAAGCTCAATATCAACTTTTTGCTCGTCCGTTAAAATGCCTAAATCAATTTTCACTCTGCTCCCAAGGTGATCTTAGCGCGTCCGCTGCGTAAGATTCTTCTAGCAATTTAGTTGCTACTTTTTCCCTTAACATATAATCAAAGTCGGCTTTCCACCCTCTATCATTTTTGCCTGTTCTAAATCCGTCTCGGGGAATTTGATTTATAATTCGGATCCATTCTTCTTTGTTAGTTATAATATCCGAAACAGATTTAAAAGCTTTTTTCCTGCTGGGAGTTATTTTTTGTACTGTTGATAAATAGTTCTTGCCAGCCATGTTGTTCCATTCATCAACTATTGAGTCTAAAAGACTCGCGCTGGTGTTTGTGACAATACATCTTTCTTCTTCTTTATCTTCTTCTTTATCTTCTTCTTTATCTAGAGGAACTTTTTGAGAAACCGTCTCGCGCTTTTTTCGCGGTCTTTTTACGTTCTTATCTAATAAATCTAGCAACATAGGGAATTTGATTTCTATTTCATTTCCGTTTAGTTTCCACTCCCAAACGGCGCATTCCCGCCCTATATCGAGTACCAAGGCGATGGTAAACCACTTAGTGCGGGTTACTGAAACGATTGCCCGCCGGTTGAAGGTGAAAATGCAGTCGGAATCATCAGCTATTTTACCCCTCTCTATTTCGAACTTTTCGACGCAAAGCTCCATTAAAAAGTAGAAAGAAAGGGCGCCTGAATGACCCACCTCGTCCAATAATTTGTGTATTGTTCTACCCCTGTGATTGTCGCAATAATGCTTAAACCATCTCATCTTCTACTTCCTCATTTGTATAGGTGAGTACAAGATATACGGCGTCGCCATCAGAAAATAGGTTAATTCTTTTGACTACGCCGCTCTCCAATTGGCTAAGTAGGAAATAAAGCTCTTCCCTATTTATTGACTCATTCATTTGGTATTTTAAATCCATAAAAGAAACCCTCCAAGTTTTGACTTAGTTTAGACGTTGCGAGCGAATTCTTCAGTGGCCTTGGAGGGCTTTATGTAAGGCGCGAGCGCCATTAATAATAGCTTTAACCAATGATAAATAACGCCCGCAACAAGCTCTATATATACTACAAACTTTTAAAAT